TTGAGTTTACCTTCCATTTCATCAAGTTTATCTACCATGCTCTCGATGACATCATATTTGTCTTCAGGTACAGATACATAATGTTCTTCAAATAGACTCTTCATTCCAGTTAAGAATGAATCTGTCATTTCAGTCTTGAGTCCGGATTCAACAGCAATTTGATTGTCTGCCATCCACTCGTCTGCCACATACTCAAGGTATGCGTCAACTCTTTCCTCAAGTTCTGATTTAATAGATGCAACTTCTTCTACGAGTTGCTCTTCGTACTCGGCCTTTACACTCTCTTTTACTTCAGCAAGTTTAGAATTAATTGCTGCTTCAAAGATTGTTCTTGCCTTGTTTTGAAACTCCTCTGAAAGTTCTTCGCCTTCAAAGAGTGCGTTAACATCTGCTTCGATGTCGATTGACTCTTCTTCAACTACTTCCTCTTCTTCAGTTGCTTCCTCTTCGGCAACAACTTCTTGAGTTTCTTCGACTTCTGCAGTCTCTTCTTCAGAAACTACTTCGTCTTCTGAGACTTCAGTTTCAGCGACAACATCGCCTTCAACTTCTTCCTCTTCTTTCATGCCCGCTGGCATTGGATCTGCAGGTTTAGCACCTTTAGTCACAATATCCTTAACCTGTTTCAAGGTCGTGCCGGGTGTTTTCAATTTGTTTGAATCATCATCAGGTTTTGAATTCTCAGGAGTAGGGCCTCCTAAGTCTTCAACTGTTCCCTGACCGGGAGTTGATAAGGACAATTTTGGCATTGGATCTGCCGATTTTGCCCCTTTGGTTACTACATTTTCCATTTCGTGTTAATTTTGACCAACGGACATTTATTTTAGATTTAAAATAATCTATATTTATTTATAATCTAAAGATTTGCGAGGAAATCTTGGAACAATCCAAGCTTGTGTTCCTCTAAAGCATTTTGATCAACTAAAGTGTTGATTTTTTTCGCTGTTTTTGCAGCGATTTGTTCGCGAAGAATTCCTCCTTCCCAAACCCATTCTTTTCCTTCCATAATTCCAGATACAAAAGCATCAGGAGCTGAAGGATCAGCAACGATATCTGCAGCAGTTGCTAACATAAAATCTTCACCAACTACTTTGCATCCGGATGAAATATCTTCTTTAAGAGATCCGACTCCACGAGACGAGACTCCGAGGGTGACACCTTCTGAAATAAGATTAGATGCAATCTTACCCATTGGTGTTGAAAGTAATTGTGCTTTACCAATAAAGTTTTTTCCTTCTTGACGAAGTGAAGTAATCTTATGAGATACTCTATCAAGATTCACAGTTGGCCCATCTGGATGACCAAGTTCTCCAAGTGCTCTTCCCTTCTTTATAAAACTCTCATTATAACGATTTACTTCTCTTGCGAGAGTATTTACAGGGTACATTCTACCGTTACGATTTTTGATATCTCCTTGTAAGAAAACACCTTCAATAAACATCTTCTTATTTGCACCTCTGCCCTCAGTTATAAATTTAACTTTTTGGACTTCCTCTGTGATTAATTTCATGGTTCTTAATTTGTGTATCCTGCTTTTGCACCTAAGACTGCAGCATTTGCAGCAAAAATTGCTTCAGTTTGTTTTTTCTCAACCAATTCAACAGCGTTACCGGGTAGTGTGAATGTTCCGATTGTTGTGGAACCTCCAACTGAATCGATTACAGTGACTAATCTAGCAGTAGCACTATTATTAACAAGACGAACTACCGTTGCATTACCAAATGTAGAAGCACCAGCAGCGTTAGTGCCACATGCTGCCTCAGTACCTTTTATCAAAGTTCTTGACATTATTCTTCCTCTTGTGGTTCAGTGTCTACCTCAGTTTCATCTTCAGTTTCATCAAACATAGCATCACCAACGGATGGTCGAAGATCTTCAACCCTCTTAGCTGCTTTTTGATACAATAGATCTTTGAGTTCATCTGAAATCTTTGCAGCTTCAGAATCCATCGCAATCATATCAATAATGTTTTCCATATTTAAATTAGGTATATATTTTATTTATATCTCTATCTTTTTGGTGTTTAATCATACTCAACCCATCCTGTAAGAATATATTTGATTTCATTTGGTGCATTTACTCCAACATGCATGTGTGTCCACCCTGCAGGCCACATGTATAGATCTCCAGAAATTGGTTTTGCTGTAAAATCTTGATGTATGAAGTGAGTACCTCCACCATTTTTAATATCATTCAAAAATATCATCCATACTAAAATACGATTACGACAAGTTTTACCTACATCACAATGAATATATTTGTAATAATTATTTGGTTGATATTTTGTTAAATTACAAGTTGGTGTTACATGCCATTTTCCTGTATTAGTGTCTAGTAAAGGAAATTTATTTTTATATTGATAGAGAGCATATTCTAAACAATATTCTATTTCAAAACCATTTGAATTTGGATTTTTAAAATCTACATTCAAACTTATTACAGAGTTATCTAATATTTTATCACCTCCCTCACCGGGTTTGGCTAAACCTTTATTAATTTCATAATGATCTATTAACTTAGTGCATATGGTTTTGGATAATGCACCTTGCACATGATTGATAAATTGCACTAAATTTCTGCTGATTTATTATCCTGACTTAGTTGAGCATCTGTTACTGCACCTTGAGATTCTAAATCATCTTCAACAGGAACATTACCTAAATCTCCACCACCTTCAATAGGCTCTCCTGTGATTGGATCGACTGCACTTGGATCTGGCAAAATTCCATCTTTAATTTCTTGTGCAATTTGATCATCAATTTCTTTAATTTCAGTATCAGATTGACGTAGAACTTTCTTACGAAGATATTCAGTGGAATAATACTTACCGAGATATGGTTCAACAGTTGCTGCAAGTCCTAATCTTTCATTCATCATTTCAGATTCTTTGAGTTCTGCGAACTGATTATCGTATAAGAAATCATACTGAATATGATCACTCATCTTCTCCCAATCTTCTGGAGTTACAATATTTTTAAGAATTAATTGAGTTCTTAACATGTCATTGAACATGTTTCCAAATCTCTTTCTTAATCTTCCAACAAATTTACTAAACTTAAGTTCATCTCTAAGAATCTCAGATGATCTTCCTAAGTTAAATCCACCTTCTGATGCAATTCTAGATTCTGGAACTCCAAGTGCACGATATAGTTTTTTCTGGAAATATTCAATATCAGATAATTCACCTAAGTTTTGGCCACCGGGAAGTGTTGTAATTTCAGTTCCACGACCACCCTCTCTTCTTGGTAGCCAGAAATCTTCCATCATTGACATGAACTTACGATCATCTCTAACTTCACCTGTTTGAGCATTATATGCAAGTTTATTACGATAGCGAGACATCACCTCTCTTAGATATTGCTCTGCTTTTACTTTTGGAAGATTACCAACATCAATATAGAATATTCTTCTTTCTGGTGCTCTTGATAGTCTGTAGATAACAAGACTATCTTCAATCATCCTTAACTGATTAAGGGCCTTGATTGCTTTATGCATATATGATAGACAAGTTCCTTTGTTACGATCAAATAAACCTGATGTTACATAGGTGATTGAATCTTTTGCAATCTTGATATTTTTTTCACGACCTGATGCAACAGGTGACATAACACCAAGTGGATAATTTGGTTTTGGTGTATATACATAATATTCTTCAATATCAGGATAGGCAGACTTATTTACATCCTTGACATTCGACAAATCAACTATTTGATTTCCTCTTTTTCCATTCTTACTTTTCTTCTCTTGCCTGACGAATTTCATCTTCATCGGGTCAATATATCTTAATTCCTGTATACCATCTTGAGGTCTTTTGACATCGATGACCTTCATATAGTACAATCTACCGTCTATATACCAGTTACGGAAAATTTCATGAGACTTTTTATCAAAGTCCATGATTTCTTTAAGATGTCTAAATTCTGATCTTATCTTATCTTTTAAACCATCACTTGCATTCACATTTGATAATTCTATTTCAATCGGTGAATCGTAGAGATCACTAACAATCGCTTCGTTTACTACATCTTCAATCGCATTGTCACACTCAGGGTGCAAAGCCATCTCACGATATCTTTTAATTAAATCGTATTCTGTTTTATATACTCCTTCTATATCAACATACTGACCATAAAAACCGGACTGTATATAATAGTCAACCCCGTCCTCATTGTTCTGAGGAACGGGGGCGACTACTGAATCAGGTTTTTTATCTGAATCATCAATAGAGAAACCAAAAAGTTTAGGCATTGTATAACGTCTTTATATTC